TAACAGGTCTGCTAGGCTTAGTGATGTGTCCGAATATTATTATGATTCACTGTGTCCTGACATCGCTGAAATGTGGGTGGTCGATGATGCTCAACCATTTTCAACAAACGAGTTTTTCGGCCTTAGGGCAAACACCGGTGCAGGCTCAAATTATTATCAAGATAGAACAAGTCTGTTTGCGGTGTCACTTCCAGAATTTGGGCCTCCAAGTGGGGTTACCGCAAATACAAAATTTGCAAGATCATTTCCGTTTGAACCAAGATATAGTGAATGTAAGAGAATGACCGCGCAGACTAGAAAGCCTGCATATCATATGAGAACCACAGAGCATCTCACCATGTATTCTTCAAGCATGAACGCTGGAGGTGTTGATGCGGTTGTTGGTTTTGCATATGCAAACACAAACACGGTCTCTCTGACTGCAGCAGGACCATCGCATTTTTGTGGTGGCGAAGTAGTTCTCGGTGTCGCCACTGAAGGACCACAAACAACTCGACCAATGGTTTATGTTGCTGAGCTGGCACAGAATTCCGATGAAACCCAAATGGCACCTGGAACTGTCCGGGGCGATTTTCCAAGAGGGAATGCCGTCGCCGGCCTTGTGTCGACTTCAAGGAATCACATAAAAACAAATTTTGAAATGTCTGGAAGTTCTCTAACTCCATTCTTTGGTATTGGTGATAACAGGCATGGTGTTTTGGACAGTTATTATTATTATTTAGAATCAAACAGTCCAGTAGCGTCAACTACTGGAAAGATTTATGCAGCCAAGCTGGTTTCTAGAAAGCCTCGTGGATATAGATATGGTTTGATTAGTGACGAGTTAAAACCAATTTCTGCTGTTTTTCGAAGGGACCGGTATGGGCAGTTTAGGGATATGCTTGAACAACGACAATACTCAGCATTATTTATTAATGACCCAACTGATATTGCGCAGTCAAAGATTCACGCTGGAGAATCAGCACAGCATAACATTTATTTCCCAGGTTCGATCACCGCTGAATTTCGCCAGGCTGTATATCTAAATCCAACTGCTTCACCGACAGAAGTTTCTACTTCCCCCGCAAACACAAATTCGTCTAATTTAAGTATCTTTGCGTCTTCATCACTTCCTTTCTTTGACGGTGAAACAAAAAATAGGGATGGTGCTCCACCGTTAGAAGAAGTTATTATAACCTAAGGGATTAAAGATGGCAACAGTCTCAAGAGATGAGTTAAAAAAGACTGATTTTCTAAAGCTGTCCGAAACATCTGGGCAGATAACGAAAGTCATTGCTCCTAACGATTTTCAAGTCGGCCTTGATGATGATGGGTTTAAATCTTCCGTCACGGTGAAGGGAACACTTATTGTAGAGCAAGGGATTACCGGTTCATTGACACAAGTTTCAAGTGGTGTTGATTTTCTACAGGCTGGCTCAAATATTAGTGTAACAAAGAATTCTAATGGTTCACTAACAATCGAAGCAATCGGATTTCCAACTACTGCTGCGCTGAGTTTGGGCAGCGGCCTCGAATACGATTCTGGTACAACATTTGATGGCTCTGTTGCCAGGACACTCTCACCAAATTTGGTGAATAAGGGTGGGCTGGCAACACCAAGTTCTGCTGGCCTTAGAATTGATTTTGATAATTTAAATACCGACACAATAGAAACTGAAGATATAATATTGTTTGGCGAGACAGATAACGCAGTTGCTTATTTTCCCAAAAAATGTACAGTTTCAGATCTGCTAGCCCTCGGCAGTCCAGTTACTGTCACAAATGCAATTACGCTTGGGGATGGTATAAAGGATTCTGCTGGAGCTGCTTCAAGTTGGGATAACTCAGCAGCAGTAACCATCGCAATGGATCTTGCATCAAATGGTGCCTTGAATATTACAGCCGGAACAAAGCAGGCTTATGTTGATCCCAATATGGCTACTGTTACAACAACAGTTGATTTGGCTAATGATTATGCAATTATTTATGATGCCGATGCTGGTGCAACTAGAAAAGTAGCACTACAATACATCGCTGGTGTTGCTCCTAATGGCCTTTCGCTTGGAGATGGATTGACACCTTATGGCACAGCCTACGATGGCTCAGTGGGTGTCACTGCCGCGGTGCTACCTGCTGATTCTACGGTTAGTTCAACATCTTCAGGCATCAGGGTGTTGAAAGTTCCCTATGCGCTAACAGACGGCGCTGGAATCCAAACATTTTCATATGATGGAGGCACCGCAGCTGTCGCTGTTGCCATTGATAGAAATACTGCTGGTGGTTTGAATTTTAACGGCAGCAATGAAATTCAACTTGATATTAACAACTTATCTGCTGGTTCCACACCAAGTATAGTTGATGAAATAGCTGTATCTTTTGGTTCAAATTCTACAAAGAAAGTCGACATCGGTTTGATTGGCTCCGTAGTAACAGCAGACTTTAAAAGCTCAGGATCATTTAATGTTCCAGTGGCAAGTAAATTTGTAACAACGGCATCGATTTCGTTCGCAGGAACGCAAGGTTTTACGCACACATCAGACACTGGAAGAGAAGACACATATTTTTATGTTAGCGGCTCTATTGGAAAAAAAGACGCCACGACACCGAGTATTGCTACTTTTGGTGGAGATGTTTTCGTAAGTGGCTCATTGATATCACCGTCGCTTTCTGGATCTTTGACAATGCTTCCAGATGGAACGTCATATCTTGTGGCAGGATCAAATGTAGAAATAGTTTCATCTTCAAATGGATCAATCACCATTTCATCGACTGGTGGGGGTGGCGGAGCTGCGCTCACTATTTTGTCAGGCTCGACAAGTGTTTCAAGTGTTGACACTATAAACGTATCTGAGCTCGGTGTCTTGCAGTCTCTTGGTTCTGGTGATGTTGCAATAACAGCATCAATAGGTTCCGCTGAAGATGGGTCATATTCTGATGGGCTGTTTACTGACTTTACTACAAAAACTCCGGTGGGCACTGCTGTCGACAGGTTTAACGAGGTTCTGAAAGGTTTGGCACCTTCAGCGGCCCCATCTTTAGATGATGCGAATTGTAATGATTCAGGGACCTCAGCTAACCTTTCATTCGGTTCATCTCAATCCATTTCTCTCTACACAAATGCACAACCCTCCACTTTAACTCCCACGGATAATCTATCAGATGTTAATATTAATGGAACATTTTCAACTACCACTGTAAGTAATGATACACGAAGAGCATGCTTTAAGACTGTGCCAACAATAGATGGAACATTAAATGCAGATGTTTCTGCCGACAGTCCAAATTATGCTGCTGATTCATTCGGTGACGGTGATCAAGGAACGCTTAAACTATATGTAAACAATAATTCAACAGAGATACACTCTGTGGATTTAAGCTCATTTGGTTCAGGCAATTCTTTGAATGGAGACGGGTCAGGGTTTAATTTAATAGCAGCAACCCCTGGACATTTTAGCGATGGATCCAATTTCGAAACATTCCAGCATAGACAAGGCACATATAAAATAGTTTCAGCTTCTCAAAGAGACGGCTGGAATTATGCTAGAATTACACATACGGTTGGAAGTTCTATTACAACTACAAATTACATAGAATGGGTGATAGATCCTAATGACGTCGCACTCTCGGCAGCGGGATCTGCAATGGATGTGCCTTCAATGACAGGTACAAAGAACTTGTCAGGAGTTAAATACAACACAGGTGGCTCTACTGAGTATCGAATTAGAGTTTCTAATGCCTATCGGAATACCTATTCAACATCAAATATAACATACAACGGAACAAATTGTTCAGTTCCTAATACGACTTTTCCAATAATCGATTACGGTGCCGGAGAAAATGAAGAAAAAGTATTACACTTGACAGGATCGGTTACTATAACTGGTGATCCCATATTAGATGGATCGATTACAGTAAGCACCAATGTTCCCCATCCCTTAAAATCAAATTTATCTAGCGGTGGTTCCCAGTCAATAAGTGGATTGTTACTTTATGATCTTTCTGATACTTCTACGGTGACGTCTGAAACGTTCAGAGGCGAATCTTATAGGCTCATTTCAGGAAGTTATAATGCTCAATCAGATGTTACTAATGTTGCTAATGCATGGGATTCCACGACGAGTTTAACTGGTGTGGATGGATTGTTATTTTACAATTCAAGATTATATCCTCCTGTTCAAGGTGGTGATGCCGGTGACTTTAGAAACACCGCTGATGGGGGATCAATAACAAACGGTCCGAGCAGCAACGTAGACTATAGTGGGGAAACAGCTGGGACTCGTACATTTTATAGAAAATTTCAAAATAATTCAGGAGGATCGAAGACTAATTTTGAGTTGACGATAAACGGTTCGGGAACAATTGTAAGCCACAGTACTTCTTTGACAGCATCAACTTCTAATCTTCATGTTTTTATAAAGCTTCCTCTTACATCCGATCCGTTTTCAACTGGATGGATGGATTTAGCGACTGCATTTTCTACAGGACAAACAAGCGATGGGTCTGGTTGTTTGGTCGGGTCTTTAGATTCATCATTAAATGCAACGAATGAAGTAACATTTGGTACTGAATCAGCAGGGGATGATGATTATGTGATGGTGCTAATTAAAACAGACGCCACATTTACAGGTTACATATCAAATATGAGTGTAAGTTGGAGTTAAGTAACGATGTCATATGATGCAAAAACTGAACGATTAATATCGATAAAGAAGCTTTCTGGAAAAGCCCAGACTTCTAATGATAAAGGTCTTTCAAATGAAGGGTTACCTTCAGGTCTTACTCTTTCTTCAAATACTGTGTTTGGTCAGACAATCACCACGTCTCCATCTGCAGCTGGGTTATATACAATCACCGGCCAGGTTGAGTACTTAAGATTTCCAACCACCTTTATTGCTGGTAGCGATACATCATCCGGTCGACACGGGTTTGAGATGAAGCTTCCCTCTGACTATGAGGCAAACACATCAAATGCAAAAGCAGGAACCTACCCATTCATTAATGATCAGGAGATAAATATCACGTCAGGTTCGCTGCAACTTGTTCCCCCTTCATTTGCGATTACATATGAAGCAAAGCCATTTTATGGTGGGACGTCAGCAAAAGATTCTGGAACTCAGATACCAGTGCTCGATGCAAGAGACTGGTACCTTGATTACTTTAACGGAATTATATTTCAACAGGATCCACCCGGTACCGGTGATCATTCTAATAATCCTGATTATGTGGAAGCATTTTTGTATATTGGCGATATGCTGGACACAGTTGTTGCAAGCGCGGGTGGTGGTGGAGCCGCAGACAAAAATGCTCAGTTTCTTGTGCTTGCCGCAACCGGTTCTTTGAATGCTGAGCGGGTCATGACTATGGGAACGGGCTTGTCTTCATCTGATGGTGGCGCTGGTGGGAATTTTGCAGTTTCTATAAATAACTCGGTGGTTGCCACACTTACTGGGTCTCAATTTTCAGGAAATATTGGAATAACTGGTTCACTTGGTTCTACTTTAGGACTATCAGGTTCCTTAACAAGACTTATTGATGGTTCCACTTTTATTAGAGCCGGCTCAAATGTTTCGGTAACATCAGAGTCGAATGGGGCCATCACAATTACTGGCACACCTGGTGGTGCTGGTGATGGCGATCGTAATGCAGAGTACTTAGTCTTATCGTTAACAGGATCCTTGAACAATGAAAGACTATTTGCTACTGGCTCTGGGCTTACCGGCTCTGATGGTGGTGCTGGTGGAATTTATAAGGTAGAAACCGATCCAAAGATGACCATATATAGTGTGACCGGTTCTCATGCAGAGAATGAACCGCTTGTCTTACAGGGTGTTGATTTTACCATAAATTCAAGGAGTTTTCATAAAAATCAAATTTTTTTAAACGGTGTTTTGATGGCGTCTGGTAGCTCTCTGGATTATATTCTTGATTCTCCCGCCACCGGATCAGTCAGCTTTAAGATGATTTTAAAATCAGAAGATATCGTAATTATTCGTCAGTCTTAAGATACTTACAGATGATGAGTAAAGAGGATGCTATAATATGTTTGTGACTAATGATCTTGGAACCGCTGCGTTTTTAATGGTCAGAGGTTGCAGGCTGTCAAACGCATTCATAAATGATCAAAAAATTTATGTTTTTGAATTTGACGGTGACGAGCAACAAATCCGACAGATAGCCATTGAATATTTGAATTCTGAATGTTCGATGCATGATGCACAGATCAAAAATCTTAAGAAAATTATAAGACTCGGTTATAATTAAAATTGACATGTTCAATGTCGTTCAGTTTATATTTTTAGTTTTTTTACGTTCGGTTAATTGTTAGGTTTTGTTTCTCGTGTAAACGTAGTGTTTACATGATGCCATAAAATTAACATAGGAGTAAAAAAATGGCTGTTAGAACACAAATTAGATTGCCTCAGTTGTCTGGGTCAATCGATGATAGTGGTAGCGCACTCACGCAGATGTCCGGGGATTCATTACAATCACCGCTTGATGCAATGGGTGCTGCAATTAGAAGAATTAACGGTGGTGGTGACTTTTTTCGCCAATCCGATGGTGTCTTCACCCACTCTTTAATGAAAGTCACAGGAGCATGTGATCTTACTGGAGATCTCACCGTTCAAGGTAATGATATCTATGGATCTTATGTCACCGGTGAGCCAGTTAAAGCACTTACGCTTAATTCTGGAAGTATTGTAGTCAATGGAGACGTAACTGTTGGGGGTAACGATATCAAAGACAGTGGTGGTAACGACCACATTAAATTCACTGCTGGTGTTGGTGGACTTACTGAAATCGTTGGTGACCTTAAACTTTCTGGTCTTGATATCCAGAATGATAAAGGTGTAGCATCAATTACTATGGGCACCCAGGCCGCAGATGTTACTGTTAATCTTGGAGCTGGACTTGGACTTGTCTCTACAGCTGCTGACCTCAAAATCGGTGGTGGAGATATCCAAAATGCTAACGGTGTGTCTGCTGTTCAATTGGCGACTGGTGCCACCAATGTCGCAGTTGGCCTCGGGGCTGGGAATGGACTTGTTACAACAGTTGCTGACCTCAAAGTCGGTGGTAATGACATTCAGAACAGCCAAGGTGTGAATTCAATTACCTTGGGTACCCATGCCACCAACGTAGATGTGTCTGTGACTGCAGGTACCGGTAAGCTTAAGGTTCTCGGTAACAATATCCAAGGCTCAAACGGTGTGGACATGATTACGTTTACATCTACTGCTGGTAGTACCGAAGTTATCATTCCTGGTGACCTCACTGTCAAAGGTACAACCACGTCAATTGACACTACTAACCTTGAAGTTGAAGATACATTTATTGGCTTGAATTTCACTAGTGGTTCAGAACAAGGTGGTGCCAAGGATGTCGGTATTATCATGGGTCAAGCTTCAGGTGGTGACAATCCGTCAATGGTTGCAATGTATTTTGATCAGTCAGAAGACAGATTCAAGTATGTTTCCACTGTAAACAATCCATCCGGTTCGATTGTCAATCTTGTCGATGCAGGGTTTAAGGATCTTGAGGTTGCGGACTTATGGGTTCAGGGTCTTAATATTAAGAACGAGAGCGCAGATGCAATGACACTTACTGCTGGTGCAAGTCCAGATGTTTCTTTCTCTAATAACATTGGCTTAGCTGATAGTAAAAAGATTCAACTTGGTAATGCTGCAGGTGGTGATGCACAACTTTGGCATGACCCCACCGGTGATGGTACGCTGAACTTGGACGTTGCCGCAGGCCAAAAGTTTGCGTTTGCTATTGACGCAGCTATCACTGCGATCGTTACTAGTAGTAATGGACAAGGCACGCTCAAGCTTTGTAGCGCTGGAGCTTTCGGTGGTATTCTTTCTTCTTCCGATGGCGGTGATCTTCGCTTGCACAGCGCGAAAGACTTACACCTCAGCGATATTTATCGACAGTCCAGTACTTGGAGTTTAGTTGATGGTATTAAGCTTGCTACAAATGCATCTGATTGGAGTGCTTTTGAGACTGCTTTTGGTGAGGTTTCACTTCTTGCAGCGATTAAAGCAGCTAAAGATACTTCGGCGACTGGTGCTGGTAAGACAACTTTCTTTGTCCCACCTGCTGGTGTAGCCCTCTCAGGTAGTGTTAACATCAACATCAATCTTGATGGCATGGCCACAGCCGATGTTGTGTCTCGTGTTGACTTGTTTGTGAATGGCCAGCTTATGCTGAGTAATTCACTTGGTGAAGGAGATTATCAGCTTGCGGCTCCGACTGCTGCAACTGATGTCACGATTTTCTTCCCACTCGTTGACCAGGACGTCGTCACTGCAATTGTTCGATAATAAAAAATAAGTGGTTATTACCACTTTGGGCCGGGAATTTTTCCCGGCCCTTTTTATTTTCTTGATAGATTTATTAAAATATCTCTATAGTTTTAGGAGAAAATATGCCAGACGAAAAATTATCGGTTGCAAAATCTGGAATAATGCAGCTAGCGGAAGAAGTCAAGGCTTCCATCCGTACCTTTGAGAGTGTTGATACTCAAGTTCGTGACATGTCAACAATTATTAATAATTTTGTGATGCAAACACTTCAGGTCATTGATAACAATGAAGATCTTAGTGATGTTAATCAAATTCTTGCAAGCTCATTATTACAAATTAGAAATTTTGCTAATGAAAGGCCGGCAGGTATACGAGATGCAAAATTAAGGGCAGTTGAGAGATTGTCGGCATACGAACAGAGTATCATTATTTTAAATGAGGTGGATGTTGAAGCTGTTGTTGAAAATCTCGAAGAAGAATCAGCAAGTGAAACTGCTCGCTCTAGAATTGAAAAAGATTTAGATGAAGAGGGAAAATATACAAAAAAATCTCGAAAACCAGGAGAAAGACCAGAGAAGCTTCGTGATGTCAGAAACACTGAAGCGGAGTTTGAAGCCTCGAACAATTTTTCAGAATGATAATTATTTCAACGAGGTGAACTGTGGCTGGTATCTTAAACCCAAAGGACAGAGTGCTTGATACGATCATCACTCCTGTTGGAAGAGCGCAAATATCTACTGGCGAATTAAAGATTGAGTATGCATCTTTCTCTGATCGCCAGGCATATTATACCACATCTTCAAATGGAGAGCTTGATGATCCAGGACAAAGGTTGAATTTTGAAGCATATTCTACAGATGCAGATTTGATAATTCCTGAAATTGATGCAGATGCAAATTTAGTTCCATTCCAGACTGATACTTTCACGCTCTACGGTGGAAACGTAATTTCAGGTAGTCAAGAGCAAGGTAATGTTAGAATTTTTGCCAATGCGCTGCCAATGGACTCAATTCAAAGTCTTTCACGCCAAATGATACTTGGAACACGAAATCAATTAAAGAATGAGCATTCTGATAATTTTTTTATTACACCGGAAGATGCTACGTTTTATGTGGAAAATGTAATTGAGGCATCATCTGGAAGCGGTGAAGTTTTAGTTGCAAGCTTAAATGATATTGAAGCGCTATGGCAGGATTACCGTATAACAAATACACCAAACTACCAATATTTACCACCACAGAATCTTCCCAAACCTGGTGAGGTCACTGGCAGTGTGTTGGGAAGTTATACAAAAATAAATCAAGATCCGCCAACGTCATATGAAGAAATTTTATCAAATGTTTCAGATAAACAAGTCCAAAAATTTACATTTTCAAATACGAGAACATCCAATGATATAATAGGACAGATTTTTGAAATAAGTGAAAATAAATTATCAAAGCTTATTTTGGTTGATGGCGGAACATTTTCCGTTGACAGCACAACAGATCCTCATGTGTTTTATGCAGGAAAGTTATATAGAGATTCCCGTGGAATGTTAACATTTGTGAATATTTTTACCTTGGTTTTTGAATAATGTTAAAAGAACAAACTATAACAGCAACTTATTTTTTAGCTGGTACAGATTTCGCATCGGCTAAAATTGATGATATCCCAACCGAAGTCATATCCGACCCTGATGGAACGCCTATAACTGAACATTTATATCAGGGGTATTTTGAATTTGATGTATATGCAAATTTATTGAAGGCACTTGTCGATGGGTATGATACAATTAGATTAAAAGTTGTTTCAGATTCTAAATTATTTAAATTTGCTTATTTAAAAGGAAATTCAGCTGCAATGGTTGAATATTCTAGGGTTAATTTTGCCACAAATGTCAAGAATGAGATTCAAGGGTTTTTACCTGATGAAATTTCAGAGACTGTTGAGCTGGAAATCATTAATCTACTATCAGATGATATTGTTACGAAAGTCGGGAACGGAACTATAAATGAAGATAACTTTGTTGACTATTTGCCAATAATAGAACAAGAGCTCATTGAAAGAAAACAACTTTCTAGATCCCAGTCAACAACAGATAGTTCTTCTAGCACTCTGAGTGGCAATTTTGTTATGAGCACTAAGAAAATTTTCCAAAACAGCTCGATTCATCCTGCTGAGGTTGGATTAATAGATTTTCCATCTAAAAAAGTACAGGTTAATGATGATGGTGTGACCCAAGGTTCCAGCGCTATATCAACAAACCTTTTAAAGAATTTAGTTTTTTATGATTATTATCATAAATTTTTCTATAAAAGCACAAATTCATTGATTCCAGCAAAAAAAATTCAAACAGCAAAAGCAAATTATGAAAAAATCAATGTTGTAATTCCATTAATTAAAAGAATTGAACAGGTTACACCAGTTGCAGAATTAAAGTTAAGTGTTAGCTTGGTAAAAGATGGTATAGAATTCTCAAGACAATTGTTTGGTTTTGGAAATAAACAACTTTGGACGCATTTAACAGCTGGCGGCTCCAATATCGAAGCTGGAATTAAAAGCTTTGAAGATGTTTACGCCCTACCTGACGTGCTGACAATAACAAATAATGAGTCATACCCAGTAAGCTGTAGACCATATGAGTGTGTGATGAGTTATGGGGAATTTAATGTAACTCCATTAAATCCTATCTTGTTAGAACCAGGGATGACATCGGAGATTAATGCAACAAATATATTTTTTAGCAACACAGAACCAAGGGTTTATGCCATAAAAACAGCAAGATCTATTCCAGGTTCACAACAGATCTACAATGTTTCAACTTTTGTTAGGCCTCCACAAGCACAACCATCAAAGCCTTCTTCTAACGAATTAAATTTAGTTGCAAAGCCCACAAGCACCGCTTCATCGGTTATAGTTGAGTTAGTTGGCCTCTTAAACAACGATTATACTGCAGAGGTTTTTAGAAAAAGAATTGGTGGTGGTAACGCTAAGCTTATTGCTCGATTAACAGCACAGAGTAATTCATTTACAGATACTTCGTTAGATGAAAATGAAATTTATGTGTATGTTGCCAATGTCTTTCATAATGATTCAGGCCACACTGCAAAAGCAACCACAGGTTACTTAAGTTATGTTAGAGGATATTTCAACAGGCTTTCATTCTCAATTACAAATAAAAATGAGAATTTTACATCTGGACAAGGAACACACGAATTTCAGATAAAAGAATCAATCGCTACAACTGCTGCGTCGGAATTACTGAAAACAGTGGGTGAGTCCGGCCAGGCCGGGATGTTCGAAGGGGAATTAGATTCTACAAAGCAAGATACAACTATGATAACAAGTTATAGCATTGCAAGGGAAAATCACAAGTCAGGTCAAGTTGAATTTCTGGGTCATTTTAAATCCAATGAGAAGCTTTCGTTTAATGTTTATCAATCCGGAAAGTATACATATTATATTTCCCCTGCTGCAACATCCACATCGGCTCTTTCTTACAAAACAATCATTAGCGAAGCTGATATAGCCACTGGAAAAGAATATAAATTAAGCTATAAAAAATGGAGAGATGATAATTTTCTTAGGCAAGAGATTTTACCATCGTGGTCTGAAGTTGTTAGAAATGATATAACTCAAGCACTTTTAGATATTCCTTCTGGAATACCTCAGACTATCTCTTTTGAAAACCCAATACGCCCAGGGTCGGTTTCTGCATTATCTGGAACTGCAAACAAAAAGCTTCAAAAAGTATTTTTAAATTGGAGATATTCTGGCTCATGGTCAGAAATATTACATTTTGTTGTGCTTGCAAACTATAACGGCATCAAAGCACCGATTGGTGCCTTAATTCCCGATCCTACATTGATTGGAAGGGCTCTATATACATATTGCGATGATGTTTTGGGTCATGCTCTTGGAGACAGAACATACACTGTTCTACCGGTGTTAAAAAATGGAACAAAAGGTATAGAATCAAAATCTCTAATTGTGCGTGTTGAGGATACTTATTTACAGAGTGCACTAAGGGATGGCGTTACTTTTAGGTAGTAGCACACAGGAAAGATAATATGGGATCATTTAAAACACTTGGTACGGCTCCAATAACGACGGATGCACGTGTTACAAAAGCATTGTCATCGACAAGCATTAGGGTGTCATCATCCAAGTCCTCCACTTCATCGGAGAGATCAATTCCATTGTCAAAATCAAGTAAAAGATCATTAAAGGCTGCCGGCTTGACTGAAAATAGGCTTGAAACAATTGCTACAATTGATTTTAAACCGTTATATTCGGCAGGAAATTTGACTCTTGCTGGTGATTTATTTAATAAAAGAGTTCTTAAGCGAGCCAGCGAAATTGAACTTTTGATGGAGACCCTGACAGGGCTTGAAGAGTCAATGCCTGACGAACTTGCAGCAGCAGTTAACCAGTATAATTCATCACTTATAGCAACTGAGGCTGATTTTGCATTGTTAAAAACAATTGTTGTCTTACGCAGGTATGCTGAGTTAAGCACACAATTTATATCTTTTCTTGATGAGTATTCACCGAATGAAGAAATTCTACCTGCCGTTGCAGCGACATGGAACTCTGTGAAATGGCCAACGATGATGACTGGCATGACAGGTGTAAATTTTTTGAATTTTAATGAATGGCCAAAACAAGCATCAACAGTTTTAATGGGAAATCTATTAAGCGCACTCAATTGCACATCATATGGTCTATCACCAGCCGCCATTTCTGCTGGTGCATACCAGAACTGTGCCGGCAGCGATTGTGTGCTGACAAAGGTCCTTTACCCTGGTAGTGATGATATTGCCGCGCTTTATGGTTTAAGCTTCATCTCTCGGGACTTGACTTTATCAAGCGAGATGGCAAAAATTCGCGACGATGGGGAATATGATGAAGATTTTAAAACACTGATTGAGGAGGTTCTTGGATCAACATTTGCAACATCAACCATTAAGCAATCTGTGAAAAATTTAATGGCTAAATTTACTGGCCTTAATTCATTTTCTGGGGTCCGAACCGGTCTATCCGGTGAAATTGGTGTAGCAACCTCTCCAGTTACAACACTTCTTGCGGGTGCTGAGGCTGGTTTGTTTGGGGTTTTAGAGTACCCTTATTCGTCAACAAAATCAGTTTTGGTCACTGAATCAGCTCCTGTAGAGCTTGGTGTTACAACCACTGGGCTGATGGCACCAAAGTCTTTTAATAGTTTAGAACCACTGATTGATGATGCATTTATAGGCGATAACCTTTTGAATTTTGAGAAATATGATGAAGCCTCATCAAATCTAGTTGAAAAATGCAAGAATTTAAACACGTTTGGGAAAATCGGCTTCAGATTACTGGATTCTAAATTAGATGGTGGAAGTCTAAACACTGAAATTCCGCTTATTGCAGAGCAAAATCCCATCGCACCACAGTCAATTGGTGCTATTGCTTTAGATGTTTTTAGTAGAAAATTTGTTGAACCGGCTTCCCAGAGTCTGTACACACCTTTTTATGAATGGCTGACTCCAGAACATGTCGCTTACACAAGAAATTATGCATGGGCATTAATGAGGGAAAATCCCGATCGAGCCAAAGCAATTGTAGGGGCATTTATTAAAGACATCGAAACCGGCTTTTTAACAGTTAGGGAACTTCCAGAATCTATCGAAGGAACGGGCCAGCTTGATGAATATGGTAGGGAGGTCGAAGGAACAGAAACTGTCAATGAGCTGACATATGTTCTGCCTGAAACGGAAAGCATTGTGAATTTACTTGGCCGCAATACGTTTCTTAACGGTCAGCTTGTCCAACTGAACAATTATTACAAAGGTATTGATATTTCAGATCCAAGCTGGATCCTCTCAAGTTATGTAAATTCTGCGATTGGATTTCCAATGATAAGAACAAATTTAGCAGTTCCTGCCGATGATGTTATCTCCCTTTTTGGCAAGGTTCAAGCGGCAGGTGCCGACACCGATGAAGACGGGACGAGCTCCTCCACCGAAGCAATTACCGACCTTGATCTTCGGCTTATTAATCCTATGTCTTGTGTTTACCGGGAGGTGGATTTCAGCGACTCTGCGATGAGCAGTTGGGCCGGTATGGGAATTCCTTTAAACCCACGAACGGGGCCGATGACGACCACCACCACGCTCGATTACTCGGATACGGCAATTCCTGTAAGCAATCATTGGCTTGGAACAAAGATCGTAGCTGCAGAAATTATAGATGCAGTTATGGAAGTCCTCCGGGCAACTGTCACACCATTTGCTGAAGTTGAAGCAACTGCGGATGGTGATACAATGTTTCCGCAGGTTTCTGGAATGAAGACTCCATACGGTAATGAGTCATCGTCAGCATGGGTTTACAGTGGCGTTGGTTATGATCAATTTCAAATGGACGCGTGGGTACCAACTGTTTTAGCTTGGAAAAAAGCATTTACTAGAGAAGCAGATGAAACAACTTTTTTGAGAGATGCAAAGATAAAAGATCACGCTGAGCGTATTATTGATATCTTTACACATTTAATGGAGCCGTATCGTTCCATCACTGTTAAAAAAACCTCGGTGAATGCCGCGGTGGATAGCACGACGGCTGCTGTTGGGCCTGGTGGGATATATGAACCACTGTGTGTAACTTTAAAATTTAATGAGGCTGAATTTGCAGCGCAGTATAGTGTGCTTACAGGCGACAAGTCTGGTGGTTCCGAGGCCGGTATTTTTCATCCCTCATTCATGAATGTTTTAGCTGGCACTGCTCCAAATATAACTGGCAAAATTCTTAATGGGACCTGGCCGCTGGCGGAAACTATAGACCCATTGACATCTGGAACTGGCTGGCCTCTTATATTTGCGCAATGGGGCGGATATCTTGATCAAGCGTGGGTTCAAGATCAATCTTTGTCACTGTTGTATGATTTGCTTGGTGAATATGCGACCCGAGTTGAAGGTTATAAGACCTCTTTTCTTGATATGTTAGAGGGTGATGAATCAGTTATTGGAGATTTTGTAAAGTCTTTAGTTGAAAATGGTGATTCCGGTGTTGATGTAATTGAAAATCTTGGATTTGACCAGCTTGCGCTGAAACAGCTTGCGCTAGATGAAGAGCAAGGTGATGAAACAATGGGATATCTTCCAAATTTGTCAATAATTAGCGCAAATGAAGCCAGGAGTGTACGTACACTATGTGATAATTCTACGGTTAAATCCCCTGAGGCAGACAACGTAAAGGTAGTGTTTGTTGGCGTTCCAGCTGGCACTTTTGAAAAGCACGGAATTCAAGATTCATTTAAGCTCCGCGCAAGTTATGTTGATATAGAATATCCACAATTAGTTTTCAAACCCAAATATTATTCGTTTGATAAAAATTTATTTATTCTTCCAAGTGATATTGACAGTGCTACTCATACTACACTCACATCTATGCTGAATTCAATGTCATTTTCAAAGATAAAATTTGAAATAAATGAATCAGAGGACAACACACCAGAAATTTCACTTTCAGATGATGTTGAGTCGGTTTCAACAACTTCAGTGTCTAGCGACGTTGAGGTTTATAAAAATTTATTAATATCTGAGCTTCTAAAGATTTATTATAGAATTGTTCTCGGCGTTAACATGTCAGAAATTTCATTCCCAACAACAGCAGAAGGTTTAGATCTTCCAGTTTCCGACGCAACACTTGAACTAGCCACATCAATGGCTGAACAGCTTGATGAAGTGTCAAGTTTTTCTGAAAGTGTTGCCGAGAACATTAAGGAAATGCTGTCTGACATTACAACATTTGAAAATCCTGATGATTTTATTTCTGGTGACATAACCGCAGTCGATTCATCATTATTAAATGACATTGCAAATGCATATCAATCTAGATTGTTTTCTTCTGAAGTGATGCGATCCCGCGTTCTTTCTGCAAAAATGTTTGATCGGATTTATGCAATTCCAGTTGATCCAGATGAATTTGAGATTATTCCACCTGGTGGTGCAGAGTTATATGACGCTGCCACCCCGGTTGAAATTTTTGATTATTATTATAACGCTGGAATCATTGAGGGACTAACTGATGCAGGGGGTTCCACATCTTATAAATTATCATCGAGAAAAGCCGCTGAGGGAACTATGGCAATTGGAAAGGTTTCATTCATGCTTGTTTCTGGAGATGCTGAAACTCCAACAACAGAAGGATTATTTGGACTATGACAATAGTGATTCCATCAGGAAGGGATGAGGAGTCCCGCGACAGCTCTATTAATTTTTTAACATTCCCATCAATATCAGCATCAATTTTTGAAGTTCCGGAACCAAAAGACATTGGTGGGAACTTTGTGTACAATTATTTTCTCCAAGACGAACGCGAAAGCAGCGACACTTTTGTAAGCGAAGAACAGTTTAAGTTACATGGCAAAAAATATGCAAGGCAAGTGGAGATTTTTTTCGAGCCACTTAGCAATGTGATTCCAAACAATGATGTCATGTCAACGATTCAAATTAGTAACAGGCAAAAGCAATTATTACTCGAAAGAAATGTTGATAAAATAACCAAAGAGACTGAGTTTACCTCAGGCCAAAATGTTTCGTTAAAACTTCAAGATACAACAGTAGCAACTGATTTACTAGCAAATATTGAAGCGCTTTTACTAAAAAAGAAAGTTGACACTTTTGCTTTATCACCAATGGAAACTGTGTTGCAATATTCATCACAAACTACGGCAAATTTAGACGGTCAAGAGATGTTAGATTCTGTAAATGTTGATGATTCAAACGAATATATAACAATAGATCCGGCAACTGGAGAAGAATTTGAAGTACAAAAATCAGGTGAGCTTGACAAATTAACATTTAATATGAATGTGTCAAAGAGATTTGCTGGTGATGTCGCAACAACAGCTGTAAAAACACCGTTAAGCCCAACTGCTGAAATGTTTTCAGGATGTTTAAGTGAATTAATCGAGGAACAAAGTAAGTCAAGAAGAAATATTTCATCATGTTATGTAACAAGATCTAATTTTTTAGAAATGCTGAATCCCGTTCTGTTCTCTGAAGTTGCAACAGATACTGTATTTTTAGGCGGAAATACAATAATGGGTTATCACATTACAAGAGTAAGGACTGACGACGACACCGATATTGAGCATTTTTTCATTACAAATGATACTGCAGATAATTTTGTAGACACAACGGTAATGTATGGATACACATATCAATATGCAATATCAGTCATTTATCTATTTAGGGTATTTGGTTTCCGTGCAGACCAACTTGTATTTGCCGATATTTTAATTGAGTCACGCGAGTCACCGTCGATTAACATTGCTTGTAAAGAAATAATTCCGCCCCAAGCACCAGATGATTTAAGATTTTATATGTTACAAAGTGAACAGCTTATAGTTGAGTGGGCATTCCCAATCAATAGAAGTAAAGATATAAAAAGGTTTCAAGTTTACAGGCGATCTGATATCAATCTTCCATTTTTGTTGCTTGGAGAGCTTGATTTTGATGACAGTACGATTCAGACTGATCGATCTGAAGGGATTTATGATACCCTTGTAACGAAGATTGATACTCCTCGAACATATTTTAATGACCCTTACTTTGATCTAGATTCAAATTTTATTTATGCAGTTTGTGCTGTTGATGCACATGATTTGTCATCTCCGTATAGTGAACAGTTTAGGGTATGGTTTAATAAGGTTGATGGAAAGCTAGAAACTGAATTTATTTCAGAGAAAAATGCACCCAAGCCATACCCAAATTTTTTATTAAGACAAGAGTTATTAGAGAACATTGTAAAAGATTCAAATCATTCAGCACTTAGCTGTTATTTTGATCCTGAATATTTAAAAGTGGTCAATGGTGACGGTCAAGATTTAAATTTTTTACAAAGATCGGAAGATAACGTTTCATATAAACTGCAGTTAATTCATTTGAATTTTCAACAAAGTGTTATTGCGGATATTAACGTTAAATAACATGGCATTTTTACTGGATTTTAATGACACCTATATTTATTAGTGAAGTGAGGTAATCGTGGGTTTTTTAGATCATTCAACAAATAACATTATTGTCGATGCTGTTCTTACGGACAAGGGTCGACAGCTTTTGGCAAAAAACGATGGGTCGTTTCAAATTACTAGATTTGCATTTGGTGATGATGAAGTTGATTATAATATAATAAAGCAGTTTGGCCGAACTGTCGGGAAGGAAAAAATTGAAAAAAATACTCCTGTTTTTGAAGCACAGACAAACAGCGATGCAGGATTGAAAAACAGAATGATAAGTGTTGCCAATCCATTCCTGACAACACTTCCAACACTTTCTGTGAGTGTTGATACTGGTTCTACTACTCTGGTCCGGGGTTCTTCACCGGTACAGGCAGATTTAAAGATTACACAAAGCAACTATAATAACGCTAGTATTGATCTTGATTTAAGAGATCCGAGTTTCTTGGTTCAATATGATAGCAGATTTTTGACTGTTGTTGGATATGAAAACAATGTTTCAACTCCATCAACTGGTCAGAATTATATCAGTACAGTCAGGGTTAGACAAACGTCAACAAACAGCGATGGAAGTAACGGGTCAATTGCATCATTTAGAGTTGCAATTAAATCTTTTTCTGATTCTTATTATAATTTTTATTCAACGTCTGCAAATTCAAATCAAATTAGAACATTTGTAACGATAACAGGTACTGCATCAGGCGCATTGGTTACACAGCAAGTGTTGGTTAACAAAAATAGCAGCGTGACATAATTTAGAGATATAGGGTTTATAGATGGCAAATTTTAAAACAATAGGTGCTGATGATATTCAAACCTCGACAAGCGTGTTGAGTCAGCTTGTTGATGTAATTCAAGAAGATGTATCAGGCTCAAGTACCAGAAGAAAATACCAGGTATTTGTAACGGGCGGACTCGGACCCGGTGTAACATCATCATTATATCAGACTGTTTACGATCAAGATTTTTCTTTACAAACAAGCAATCCTGTGTTTGACATGACTGTTGGTTTGTTTCAATCGGGAAGCACAGTCATAGATTGTAAGACAGGTACAGATGTCAATGGAAAGATGCTCTTTCCATCACAATCACTAATGATGAGAGAAAAGATTTCGAACTATAAGCAATTTGCCCAGGTTTTGCTTGGCGATTCCGAGGCGGCTTTTTATTCACCTGGAATCAATACATATGATTCTGCCGCAAGCTATACTGCTGAAGCAACTGGTTCTGCAGGCGATAGAATTGAAGAGGCATTATTTGTTAATTTCAAGAGACTCTTCGCGCGCGACGAAATTAGAAAAGAAACATTTGCGGTTAAAATGTTTGCCTCTGCTGCGCTGGATGGCAGTGAATGTGATGTCCAGAATGGAATTGTTGATCCAAACGTTACTCTAAATACCATGACCGGCTCAAACATTGGTATCCCATCAACATCAGGGAGTAAAATTTATGCCGATGTCGGTGCATCTGCCACCCAATTAAAATATTATGGTGGAGATGTTGGGTTCATAAAAGATACCTCAAACACGTCAAAAATAGTCGGTTTAATGTGGTATGACCATGGGATTGGTATTTTTGATATGGGGAAGGTTTTCTGTATAGACCAGCACGTATCAGGAGCAGTAAAGGCGGTTACAAATGCAGAGCCTGATGTTTTTCCTGTGGGGACAACATTACTTGGGTTTGGTGATCATCCTTTTACAGGTGATCAGACGGCTCCAACATTCTCTAGAGGTTTCAGCTCTAATGTTTCCGCGTCATTTATTCCTGATTTTGTAGTGTCTGCGTCAGTTGATAAGATTATCGATCATATCGCATCAACCAGATTTGGAACTGGTTCGTTTACAGCATCAACGTTTCAGAATGTGACAAATATTAATTCTACTTTAATTTTCTGCAGAGCCACTGCTGACGAATTCAATTATTCGTCAAATCCAACTTTTAGAAATTCTTCTGGAGAGCTTGTTGTTATTGATCCTGGAGATGACACCGGCCAAAGGGCGTTTACTTTTGTAACAACAGTTGGGTTGTATAACAGTAATAATGAATTGTTGGGAGTTGCAAAGCTTTCTCGACCAGTTGAAAAAAATGACGAAAAAGACTTAACAGTCAGGGTTCGTCTTGATTTCTAGGAAACAAGTGATGTTCCATGTCTTTTATAAAAATTACGAAAGCAAACACCGATACGTCATATGTGAGGCTTCACCCTAGTAGAAGTTTTTCATCTTCTTCTCTGGGCGTGATTGGGTCAGTTAGGGTCATAGCACAGTCGTCACCGTTTTTTAAAGAAGTTCAGACATTTAGTCCGTTCATAGATTCTCCAGTTATTGCTGACAGTATTGAAGATATGAGGATGGCAGTATTTTCAACTACCGGTTCTGCAGAGGACATAAGTTCAGGAACACTAGAATATCTTGAAAAGGTCAACGATGCATCTCAAGCTGCTCGACAATCCAAATATGTTGAAGTACTTAGATTTACACCAACAAATACATTAACATCGGATTCGATTAGAAAAAGCATTTATAGAAAGATTTTGCTTCCTTATTATCAGTCAGATTTTCCTGATGCGGGTTATAATTTCACAAATTATCAATGTTTTAATTTTGTGAGCGCATCTCAATTACCAAGCGGTAGTGCTTTAGTTTATCCAGAGCCACTTAACGAATATATGGTTCAGACTGGTTTTGCTTTTTCATTCAATATTAAGGTAGACAGAGACGCTGGAAACAATTTAAATGGTGATGCCCTTGATTATACTGCCGGGTGTATCATGTTCCGCTCTTCGTCTTATGCACTGTCTGTAGTGACAGGATCTAAAAAGACTGAGAAGGGAAATCCACTTGCGTGGAGAGTCTTATTACAATTAAGCTCAGCTGCAGACACAAGCCCAGCCGATGTGAATTTAAACGCGCTCCCTGCAAACACATTTATTAGTTCTGACAATGTTTTGAGAAAGAATCATTGGCATAATTTTGCAGTGTCGTGGGGCAAGGATCATAATGCTGGAACTGGTTCATTTTATATTGATGGTGATCATGACGAAGATGCAGATTTTGCTCTGGGTACGGTTACTATTAATACTGGAACGTTAGCCCCTCATAACGCTGTTATGATTGGATCAAGATTTGATGGTAACAACAGCTCATATTCCGGATTTTTTAATTCCGCAGTATCTTCAGAAGGTGTATATGCTGGAGGCGGTGGAAGTGAACCTGCCAATACAGCAGTGACGAACCGTTTAAATGCGGAAGTAAATGATATTCGAATTCATAGTAATGTTCTTGCACCTGGATTAATCAAGACAGGCTCAGTTCTTGGAATGTCAGAAATTCCACGGGCAATGATTTTTTATGTACCGTGTTTTTTCGTGAAAGAAAGCCCACCGCGACTTTCGTTATTGACACCGTTTCAACAAGAAACAACAGGAACACAAGAACCATATAATGTTAAATTAAGCTATGGAGTCAATGGCCGCGATATAAATTTACAAAATTTTGTGAGAGAGTTTGTACAGGAAACACATCCAAGGCTTTATTATCTTACTGCATCTGCAATTACAAAGTCAACTCAAACGTATGATGCAAATGCGTTTATTTTAGACAGGGGCGAAAAAAGCTTAATGCACCGTGCCCGCGAGATGTTTGTTTTACCCTGTGATAACGGAAAATTTGCACCAGCATGGACATTATTAAAATCTGGTAGCAGTAGCATAACACCATCAGGTTCTGATCCTATGTCTCGGTTTATTAATGATTATGGAATTCTGAATTATTCAGTTGTTTCATTGTCAGATATGATGCCAACCGCATCTATTTTTGAGGGTCTTGTACAGGTAGGTTCCGACGGTACTGATGACACATCTAGTTCTGGTTTGTTACAGCAAATAATGGGGTCTAGCCCTGAAGATGTGTCTGTTGATCCTGGTTCAGGCTATACAATCTTACAAAGAACAAGAGATAATTCATCTAACGCTGTTGTGTTTTTTGATGCAAGTAATTTGTTTTATGGAAAATCTATTCAGCCGGGAACAGTTACCCTAAATAGTAATGAATTATCAGGAACTTCTGGCATAGTTTCAATGAGATTAAAAGATAACAGCGAGGGTGGCATGTATAGAGCAGATGCGTCATCAAGGCATGCTACGTTCTCACGGGTTGGTGATGTTTTGTATGCAGAGGGTTTATTTGGGATTATGCACCCATGTATCCCATTCTTTGGAAAGAATAATTTTGATGTTGACTTTAGAGGCAATCATAATGTCCATGTTTATGAAGTAAATGTTCCAGCTCTTGCAGGAACGTTAAATTCAAGTTCAAACCCAAGATTCACTCCCGGGGCCAAAGATGATTATGCTTCTTCTTATGAGGGTGCTGCAATGACAATTTCGTCTATAATGTTTCATGACGAAAATTTTAACGTTGTTGCAAGAACAAATTTTGCTCAGCCTGTACTTAAGACAGAATATGATAAATATTTGTTTAGGGTAAAATTTGATTTCTAACAAAGCAAATGATTTTGTCATAGGACTTGACATATCAACAAGTTGTACGGGTATTTCGCTTCTTAATACAGACGGGAGTGTTATTCTTCTTTCTTATTATAAGCCAGCTGGAAATTCTTTGGTTGAAAAAGCCAGGGGTTTTGGTGAGTATTTAGACACGCTTTTATTGGAAAATAGCTTGTGTTCTCCTTCATTTATTTTTATCGAAGAGAATTTACAAAGATTTCGACGTGGTTTTTCCAGCGCAAAGGTCATAAATAAGCTTGCTCGATTTAATGGTATGTTAAGTTATATAGTTTTTGAGCGGTATGCGGTTCAACCAGTTTATATTAATGTAAATGAAGGCCGAAAGAGTGTTGGGTTGAAAATTCCTCGTGGTAGTGATACAAAGGAAAAAGTTTTGGAATGGTGTCAGGAGAATTACACCAATATTTCATGGCCCACAAAAAAATTAGCATCCGGTCCTCGACGTGGACTTGTAATCTTAGACCCTTGTTGTTATGATATGGCTGATGCACTAGTAACAGCGACAGCAGGGTTGAAATTGAATGATATCTCTTGAAGAACAAAAAGTATATGATATAAGAACTGGTTTTCTGAATGCACTCTTCGGTGATGGTATAAGATCAGCTGATTCCTATGCTGTAACTTGTCCAGCATGCTGTAATGAAGAAGGAAGGCAACACAAGAAGAAACTTTCTATCAAATTATCAGATGGGATGCACCATTGTTGGATTTGTGGCCTGAAGGGAAAAACATTGCAATACACAATGAAGAAGTTTTTTCCTGCAAGATTATCTGAGTATTTGAGAATTTTTGAAGAGACCGATTATAATTCTAAAATACTTGCCGTCGAAGAGGAAGACATTAAATTGGTTTTACCAGTTGGTTTTCTTCCACTCGCAATAACACCACTTGTTGATCCGGATCATATTGCAGTTGTTAGGTACCTGATGGAGCGAAATTTAAAAAGGTCTGATTTTTATAGATGGAGGCTCGGTACTTGTAAATCTGGGAAGTTTTCTAGAAGGGCAATTATGCCTTCGTTTGATATTGATGGAAATTTAAATTATTATACCGCAAGATCGATCGACAATGACGGGCCCAAAAAATATATTAATTCCAAAGTAAAGCGAAAAGACATTATTTTTAATGAATTAAATATAGATTGGACAAAGCCCCTCACTCTAGTAGAGGGACCTTTTGATTTAATGAAGTGTAACTGGAATGCAACTGCAATGCTTGGTTCATATTTAGATGAAAGCTATTTATTGTTTCAAAAGATTGTGAAAAATAGGACAGATGTTGTTCTCGCAATGGATTCAGACGCCATTGAAAAGAGAGCTAAGATAGCCCAAGGACTAAAATCTTACGGAATAAATGTAAAATACATAAATTTGGGTAAATTTAATGATGTGGGAGAAATGTCAAAAACACAGTTTGCTTGTGCTCTTGAAAAAGCGCACCACTGGTCTTCTGTGTCATTACTCACTACAAAGATCAAGAAAATTAGATCTAGTTCAATTTTTTAGGAACATACATGATAAAAATAGCGCACCTTGCCGACATTCATTTTCGAGGGCTGTCTAGGCACTCTGAGTATCGAAAGGCCTTTACGGATTTTTTTGAACAGTGCGATGAGGTACAGCCAGATCATATTGTAATATCTGGCGACATTGTACATTCAAAGACTCATGGGATATCTCCTGAGCTTGTGGATATTTTAACGTGGTGGTTTAAGCAAATGGCAAACCGTGCACCGACACATATTATCCTTGGGAATCATGATGGCTTGATGAGTAATAAAGATCGACAAGATGCAATAAGCCCAATAGTTAATGCAATTGATCATGAAAATTTGCTTTTATATAAGAAATCAGGAAATTATTTTTATGACAAATTATGTTTTAATGTTTTTTCTTGTTTCGATGAGGAAGGGTGGGGTTCTGTTAAGCCTGTTGAAGATTATATAAATATTGCTTTGTATCATGGTGCAGTTAGGGGAAGTGAGATAGAAAGTGATTGGTCAATAGAGGGTGAGGTAGAAGTAAATTTATTTGATGGATTCGACTTTGCAATGCTTGGTGACATTCACAAAAGACAGTATTTAAACAGCAAGAAAACAATTGCGTATCCGGGTTCAACAATTCAACAGAATTATGGTGAGGGTCAAGTTAAAGGTTGGTTACTATGGGAGATTAATAATAAAGATTCTTTTAGCAGCAGATTTATAGAGATAAAAAATAGACAGCCTTTTGTGACCCTGGAGTGGTCAAAGATAAAAACAACAGAAATTGATGATGGATTTATCCCTGAAAATTCTAGAGTGCGCTTGAGACACCCACAGGAGGTTGCAAGAGCGGAATTAAAACAGCTGAAAGCATTGCTGAGGGAAAAGTTCCATACTACGGAGATTGTGACGCGTGTTGAGTCAGAACAACAACAGAATACAATTAAGTTATCAAATAATTCTATTGTTGATTTAAGAGACCACACAACGTTATTATCTCTAATTCGAGATTTTCATGAAGACAAAAATTATTCAGACGAAACATGGGCGCAAATTTCAAGCAGCTTAAAAAAATATTGTGAAATGATTCCAAAAGCAGACTCAGCGCGTGGAACAAGGTGGACAATTGATCGGATGAAATTTGACAATACATTTGGTTATGGTGAGGGGAATGTGTTAAATTTTTCAGAACTTTCTGGAATTGTGGGTTTATTTGGAAAAAACCGCGTTGGAAAAAGTTCGATACCAGGTGCGATAAGCTATGGTTTATTTAATTCATCTGATAGAGGATCTTTGAAGAACCTCCATATAATCAACACTAGGAAAAATTTCTGTTCGGTTGAGGTTGACCTGTCAGTCAATGGAAAGAAATATCGTGTTCAACGACAGTCTGTGAAAAAAACCTCAAGGGCAGGTAAGGTAAGTGCATCAACTCATTTGAATGTGTTTGAAATTGATTCAGATGGTGAAATTATAAAAGACGAATCAGGTGAACAAAGAAGGGATACTGACGCCGTATTAAGATCATTGATTGGTGACAAAACAGAATTCTTTTTAACAACTTTTGCATCACAAGGACAGATTAATGCATTTATAAAAGAGAGAGCAACATCAAGAAAGGCAATTTTGGCAAATTTTTTAGATTTAGCTGTTTTTGAGTCGTTACATGAGTTAATTAACAGAGATGCTGTACAGGTGAAGGCAACACTATCAAACATTCCAGAAAGAAATTGGTCTTCATTGATAGCTGAAATAGAAGAAACAATAGTCGAAAGTAAAGACCGTATCGAGTCAGCTGAAACTGAAATGTCTAGCCTGCAGTCGCGATTGGCTGGTTTACGTCTTGAGCTTGATGAAATAAATCCATCAGGTGTAGCTACACAATATGAGGTTGATTCAAAAAAACAAAAACTATGTTTGATTCAGGATCGTGTTATAACCATCGAACATAAGTTAAGTGAAAAAAATCTTTTATTGTCTTCTCAACACCGTAAAATTGAAAAGGCAGAACTGATAGAAAGGACATTTCCGCTAAAAGAGCTTGAAGAAAAATTGAGCGAACAAAGAGACATAGAGAGAAATTTGCTTAATTTAAAGCATTCATTGAATTCTGAGAAGGGCTTATTAAAGCGACAAAAAGAATCAGCAAAAACGCTACAAAGTGTCCCTTGTGGTACAACTTTTCCTACATGTAAGTTTATTAAAAAGTCTCATAGAAATGCAAAGCTTATTGACAGGCAAATTGAACTCGTGAAAGAAACAACAAAATCAGTAAATGCTTTACAAAAGTCGTTTGATAATTTGCTGGAGCAAGATTTAGACAAGAAAATAATTCGCTACAGAGATCTAATGAAAAAAGCGTCTACAATGAGAATAGAAAAGACAGAAATTGAGATGGAGCTACTTGATTTACAAAGGGAAAAGAGTGACCTGGCTGAATCGCAGATTCTCTTGTCAGATCAAATATCGGTTATGTCTTCACAATTAATTACAGAATCAGGTGACGCAGACACAACACAAATGGTTATTAAGATCGGTGAAATTGAAACTGAAATCAAGCAAAACGATGCTTTACGCTTGTCACTGAGTGAAAATATAGGGAAAGACAAAACGAGGCTTGTACAGGTTAAAGAAGAGAGATCACAGTATGAAAGAACACTGGGCAAATGGAGGGTTTATGACGCTCTCCTCACGTCTACCAATAAAAGAGGTGTGCCCTTATTTGTCTTAAACAGCAGGTTACCGAAGATAAACGCTGAGATTGCAAAAATTCTAGGAGACAGCACTAATTTTACTATTGATTTGGAAGCACCGGTTGATTCTAATGAAATGAATATATTCATTGACTATGGCGACTCAAGGAGGCCAATTGAGTGTGCTTCTGGGATGGAAAAAATGCTATCATCTTTAGCAATTAGGGTCGCATTGATTAATGTGTCAACACTTCCGAAATCAGATATTCTTATAATTGATGAAGGGTTTGGTTCGCTTGATGACACAAATGTTCAGGCATGCAGTAGATTGTTGGAAAGTCTAAAGGATCATTTTAAAAGTATATTTATAATTTCACATGTTGAGACAGTCAAGGATAATGTCGATAACTTGATAGAGATAACTAAAAAGGGGGCTGATTCTTATGTTTATGCGATTTGAAGATCTTAATATCATATCATCTTCTGAATATCAAAAAGTTTCACTAACATGTCCAAATTGTAATTTGTTAATGACAACAGGCGACAAATCATATTTTGATAAATATGAATGTTGTGAAGCATGCACGATTATATTTGTGCATCCAAATAAAGAAAAATGGATTACCGGGTGGAGACCACCCGCGGAGGAAATAAATAGAATGCTGAAAAAGAAAACTTTAGAGCCTACTTATATAATGCGAGGTTTAAAATGCTAAACTCTAATGAAATAAACATTTTGGGAAACATATTCAATACCACATTTGGTAGATCATCTTCTGACACATTTAGCTGTAAGGCTCTCCTTGAGGGTAACAAGCTAAAGATTATGTATAATACTACTGCATATTTTGCTTCTGAGAGAGACATGCGTACTCAGCAGGCAAGGCTTGCAGAAGAATCAGCTGTCAGAATTTCTGATCTTGTAAAGAGATCAAAAGACGAATTTAAGGAAGCTGCTGGGTTTGCCCTGAAGTTAGATGAAGTTAGTGATGTTGACTCACTAGAGCTGGTTAATGCTTCAATGAATAATCCGAGAAGGATTTTTCTATATCGACGCATTGCACGCTTTGAGATACTCAATGGCGGTGAATAACAAGAAAAAACAAGTTAAGGAAATTATAAAGTGCGGAAAAGAGCCGTTATATTTCATTAACAAGTATGTTAAAATCCAACATCCTGAAAGAGGTACTATACCCTTTGACACCTACAAGTTTCAGGACGATTGTGTTGAAAATTTTATTGATAATCGATTCAATATTATTGTAAAGTCTAGGCAGCTCGGCCTTTCGACACTTGTTGCTGCTTATGCTGTTTGGTTGGCTGTTTTTTATAAGGACAAAAACGTTCTTGTAATTGCAACGAAACTTGCTGTTGCTATGAATTTTATAAAAAAGGTTAAGGTTGCATTGAGAAGCATGCCTCCCTGGCTTATGATTCCAGAAATAATTGGAAATAATAAACAAAGCGTTGAATTTAGTAATGGTTCGACAATAAAGGCAATACCAACATCTGACGATGCCGGCCGCTCCGAAGCTCTTTCGCTGTTAATTATTGATGAAGCTGCCTTTGTCCGCAATTTTGATGAACTCTGGATGGGCTTGTACCCCACTTTGTCCACTGGGGGTAGGGCAATTGTACTGTCGACACCAAATGGTGTTGGTGGGCAATATTATGACCTTTATATGAAGGCAGAAGCTGGTGAAAATGATTTCCATCCAGTTAAGCTTCCGTGGAGCGTCCATCCTGAGCGAGATGACCATTGGTTTGACACTGAAGCTAAAAACATGAATGAAAAGCAGATTGCTCAAGAGTTAATGTGCGATTTTGCTGCAGCGGGCGACACGTTTCTTTCTCCGGCTGAAATTGATTATGTTAGAAATTGTATCCGCTCACCAATTGAGAAGTGGGGACCCGAGAATGCCGTTTGGGTTTGGAAATATCCTCTATCTGAAAAGAAATATCTCGTCAGTGCTGACGTTGCCCGCGGTGACGGTGCTGATTACTCGACATTTATAGTTTTTGATATTCAGAATAGCGAAGTCGTTGCAGATTTTAAGTCAAAGATTCCACCTGATGAATTTGCCACTGTGCTGGCCGAGGTCGGCCGTAGATATAATGATGCAATCCTTGCACCGGAGAGTAACACATATGGATATGCCGTTTTGATGAAACTTCAAGAACTAAAATACCCATCTATTTATTTTGCAAAAGAAAAGGATAAATTTGCTGTTTTATACGGGAACGGGAATATCGGAAAGGCTGGTTTTTCAACACAAGGAACATCCAGGCCAAAAATTTTAACAAAACTTGAAGAGGTTATTAGGAACAAACACCTGATGATTTATTCTTCAAGAATTTATGAAGAATTAAAAACATTTATATGGAAAGGATCAAAGCCTCAGGCGATGCGTGGAAAAAATGATGACCTGGTTATGGCTCTAGCAATTGGGTGTTGGTTGTTTGACACATCTTCCGAATATTCAAAACAGGCTATCGATTTAAACAGTGCAATGTTAGCAGCAATGTCAGTTAACAAGAACAAGGTTGATGGTTTAATGGATCCAAATTTAAAGACAATGCAGAGATTAAACCCGTATAAACCTGTGCTTATTTCAGGTGACCAACCTTCTGAAGAAAATAAAGAGAGCAACAGGATAACCGATTTTTCGTGGTTACTTAAGTAGATAATTAGTTATAATTAATCGTGGTGTAAGATATGGCAGAACAAAACAGTAATTTATTTTCAAGGCTGACTAGCTTATTTAGGGACGGCCCGTCAATAAAGCGAAGGGTCCGCGCTTTTGACTCAAAATCAGGCGCATCTTCGTCATTGCAACAATTCCGACGCGCTCATTCTGATGTTTATTCAAGTACAATGAGCGCTTATGGCGCTTTTGATAGGATGTCCAGATATTCTGATTTTTCAGAGATGGAATCAACTCCAGAAATTGCTTCTGCACTTGACATATATGCAGAAGAAACTGTTTCTGCTGATGATAAAGGAAATGTGCTACACGTTTATTCCGAAAATAGAAAAATAAGAGAGTTGCTCCATACATTGTTTTATGATACACTTAATGTTGATTTTAATTTACCTATGTGGGTTAGAAATCTTGTTAAGTATGGAGATTTCTTTCTTTTTAATGATGTTTCTCCAGAATTTGGAATTATAGCAGTCTACCCTATTCCAATTTCAGAAATTGAGCGAGAAGAAGGCTTTGATCCAAATGATCCAGCAGCCGTCAGGTTCAGGTGGATGACACAAGGAAATCAAGTTTTAGAAAATTGGCAAATTTCTCATTTTCGGCTGCTTGGAAATGATGCCTTTCTGCCATATGGTTCAAGTGTCCTTGAATCCGCTCGACGAATTTGGAGGCAGTTAATATTAATTGAAGATGCAATGTTGGTTTATAGGGTGATTCGGTCACCCGAGAGACGTGTTTTTTATATTGATGTTGGTAATGTTCCACCGGAAGATGTTGCTACATACCTCGAGCAGGCAAAAAACTCTTTAAAGAGAGAACCGGTAATTAATAAGTCTGATGGCAGAGTTGATTTGAGATTTAATCCCATGAGCGTCGATGAAGATTATTTTATTCCAGTTCGTGGCGGTGATTCAGGAACTAAAATTGATACTCTTGCAGGCGGACAAAACACGACAGCAATCGAAGATGTTGAATACATTCAGAAGAAGTTATTTGCTGCGTTGAAAATTCCGAAAGCTTATCTTGGTTATGACGAATCAATCGGTTCAAAAGCAACATTAGCACAGGAAGATATTAGATTCTCCCGCGCTATTTCCAGAATTCAGAGAACAGTTATAGCTGAACTAAATAAAGTTGCAATGATCCACCTGTATTCTCACGGTTTTTCAGGTGAAACACTAATAGATTTTGAATTAAAACTGTCAAACCCTTCATCAATTGCACAACAACAAAAGCTGGAATTAATTAGTACTAAATTTGATATCGCAGGGAAGGTTCCGGAGGGTCTTGTTGATAGGCGTTGGGTACAGAAAAATGTAATGCAGCTCACAGATGAAGAAATTGATTTTATTGCTGAGGGAAGAATTGAAGATAAGCTGCTCGATGCAGATGTTGAAGCAGCAGCAACTGCCGAAGAGGGTGGTGATGCCGGCGGAGGAGACGATTTCGCGGCCGATGAGGGCGGTGACGAAGGAGGCCTCTTCTCAGCAGATATACCGGGTGGAAAGCTTTTAATTGGTGACGAAAATATTATTGATGAAGATGAGGATGAAATAAAAGATTTATCTATCGATGATGATGATGCCCCAATAAAGGTCGATCGACAGATAAGGAATGCATTTGGTGAGCCAATTAAGAGAAGAAAAAATCGACTTGGTCCAGGCTATTTACAAATGCCGGATTTAGCAAGTATCGCCGGCATAGGAAGCACAACTAGGTCTAGAGATACTAGCAATAGGCCATTTGAAGCCAACATTAACGATTTTGCAGATTTGTTGAATGACGATATTGGCTTTTCAGTGAAACCAAGAATGAATCCAAATATTACCAAAGCGTTATCTAGTCTCGACAGCGTAATAAATAATAAGGTAAGAGTATTAAAAGAAGACAATGATAAAGAATCAAAAGTCCGAAACAAAACAACAGAAGAGGAAGATCAAAGTGGCACGCCATAATAAGAAGAGGAATGTCGGTCTAATTTATGAGCTATTAATACAGCGGTTAAGCAAAGCTGTTGTTGAAGGCGATAAAAAAAATATTACCGTCATAGAGGGAATAATACATTCTAGGTTTAAAAAAGGAACAGAGTTATATAAAGAATTCAGATTGTTTAATGCCCTTGTTACAACAAATACTGTTTCTGAACAGCTCGCGTATAGAATATTGAATGAGGCAAAAATAGCTTCTGTAGATCATGATAAGAAAAAGCTGGATAAAGAAAAGTCTTTGTTAATAAAGGATGTTAATCATAAGATAAATGAAACAACTTTTTATGATAAAAAAGTAGAAAACTATACAGTGTATGCATCTGCACAGCAGTTATTTAATTTGTGGAGAGATAAAGAAGCAAATATTGTTGAAGTTGCAAAACATGAAGCAACGGTTCACACATGGCTTATTAGAGAAGATGATCGAAAAGAATTGCTGGAGCACAAAACACCAGATGTTAACGATCTAACGCTACAAGTGATGAAAGATAAGTTTGAGGCAAAATATGGTGCATCATTGAATCCATACCAACAAAATCTTTTACGCTTTTATTGTGAAGGAAATAAAACGAAATTAAACCAGCTTATCACAGAATTGTCTACCAGCATTTCAAGACAAATTGATAGATATGCCAAGAAAAGTGGCGATAAATTTTTAGTTGAAAAGGTCATAAGCACAAAAAACATAATCAGCTCACATGACACTTCTTGTGATATTGATGGTGTGTCAAGGGCAATGATGATAGCCCAATTATCAGAAGAATTAAGAGAGTTATAAGATGTCAAAAGTTAATTTACTAACAAGCTGGGCTCCGTTTGATTACTCCGTTGAGTCAATTAAAGAATCAAGAGCATTAAACGATGGAAAAATTATAATGAAAGGGGTTCTGCAGAAAGCAGATACACTAAATCAAAATGGAAGGGTTTATCCTAAGGTAATTTTAGAGCGTGAAATAAGAAATTATCAAAAATTTATCCGTGAAAATAGGGCTCTTGGAGAGTGTGATCATCCAGATTCATCAGTTGTTGAATTAAAAAATGCATCCCACATCATAAGGGAAGCCCATATGGATGAAGACATTGTCTATGGTACTGTAGAGCTTTTGGATACTCCTGCTGGAAAAATTTTGCAATCGCTTGTTGAATCCGGTGTTACTTTAGGAATCAGCTCCCGTGGTGTAGGTTCAACAACATCACAAGGTTCACATCAGGTGGTTCAAGATGATTTTCAGCTTATCTGCTGGGATTTTGTAAGTGAACCGTCAACTCCTGGAGCGTTTATGATGCGCGAGGGTGTCGAGATTTCTCGTTCAGATTTAAAAAAGGTGTTTAACGCATCAGACCGTATAGATAGAATATGCAATGATATACTAGATTGGGAGAACTCATGAGTCTTAAGAATGTAAAACCAGGGCTTCACGACATTGGTCAATATGAAATATCTGGTGTTCCCTATCTTGCCACAGTGGGCGCCTCTTCATCGATGACAATTACTTTAAAGTATGTTGCTAGTGAAGTAACTGTTACTGCATCCGGTGGTACACTAACCATAAATTTTGGCCAATCAAACTCAGCCAACGTTACGGTACCGGACGGTGGGGTAATGACAGTTAGAGGAAAAATAAGAACGATTACTGTTGCGACTGGCGCTGGATGCATCGGAAGTGTAGTAGCATCATTGACTGGAATTAAGTCTGGCAATTTACCAGTTTATGATCAGAATGATTATGGTGGAACTGCATAGGGGGTAATGGACATGGCTAAGATATCTAGAGAATTATTAAAAGGCATTGTGAAAGAATGTCTTGTTGAAATTTTATCCGAGGGTCTTTCGACAAAGACCTCAAGTTCAGGTGCAAGTTTGAATGAGGTAACGCATAAAAAACCGCGACGGTCAAAAAAGCAAGAACCGGTAAGGAGAAAAGCTGCTGATTTAGTTAGCTTTGGGGAAACAAAAAACAAACAATCAGATGCACTCAACCAGCGAATAACAGCTGCAGCTGGAGGGAATAGCATAATGGAAAGTATTTTGAGGGATACTGCAAAAAATACACTTCCGACAATGTTGGCAGCTGACAACAGAAAAGATCGCGGAATGGCAGAACGCTTATCCCGCGGGGATCAGGCCACCCGGGCAATGGCAGATGCTGATCCTATGAGCGTTTTCGAAGGTGCGTCTAATTGGGCGGCACTTGCTTTTGCAGAAAAACAAAAGAATTAATTTGTTTTGAGCAATTTTTTAGAAAACTTGATATTTAATTTTGAGCAAGGCTCACGGAGTATATTATGTCGAAAAGAATTAAAAAATTAACACCCGCAGTATTGCGGAGAATGGTTTTAAGAGAAACACTTTCTGGTGAGGAAACTCCAGTTGATAAAGTGTCCGCCGTTGAGGTTGGCGCTGATGAGCTGGGTACATCCGCAGCACTAGAAAAAGATATTGATCATGCTAAAGTTTTAAAGCTTGAAGAAACAAGGCTACGCAATAGGCTTACAAAAGTTGTAAAGGCTCGCCGCAAAATTGCATGTCGAATTCTAAAGGGTTTATAAGATGGCAACAAAACAAGGTACAACAATTACTGGAGAATCAGCCGGTGGATTGGGAAAGAGGAATACGGCAAACATAAAAGCTGCATATCCATCTAGTCCCCTGTATTCTGGTGGATCAACAAATAATGATGCGCTTACCGATGATGGGACTCTTGGCGCTGATTGCGCAATGAGGGTGTGGTATCAGACTTATGTCCTTGATGGCAACACCAACAATAAAACACCTGATGGCGAAACTCGTGCAAATGATGCATTCCCAGGTGTTTCTATGGATTTTGATGACAACGGAGCGCCGACATTGATCTCTACACAAGAGGTACCAGGTCTTGCAGGTGGTAGCGAATACATCCCAAATCTAGCTTCGCCAGGTGAAGGTAATGGATTAGATGCGTCGGCAAAACCAGCAAATTTGGCTGCAGCTCAGCCCCAGGGTCATATGGGTGAGAATGGTACTGTTCAGACACCTTCTGCGTCCTCGGCAACACAATCAACGTTTAGCTTGACAAACATGCCAAATCCAGGCAATGGGCCTGCATGACAATAATTGTACAATTAGTTTGATAATTTAACTCGGGTGTAATTCGTGGCAGGAAGTCCTCAAACAACAACAAATCCAGATAGAACGGCTGGTCCATCAGGGGCAGTCACGGGAGGCTCGAGCGCAGCCCCGGGTTATACTACACCACTAGCAGTTGGCAGTGCGCTCCAAGTTCACCCTGGGTTTCCAAGCCCAGATGATGTACTTCCATCTGCAGAAACATTGTGGGCCGACTATTATAGAAATGTCATGCGTGGTGACATCGATGAATTGACTGAATTTCCAACAAATCTCAACGTTAGCAGGACATATTCTGATAATAACCCCCCATTTATTGATCCCAAAACCACTGGTGATACTAGTGCAGATCTCTTATTTGGAGGTGGAAATCCATTGGGCGGAATGTGCCCAACTGTTTTATCACCAGGTCAAGGTAATGGCCTCGATGCTGCAAGCATCCCTGGCGGTGATGGGCCGAAAACAATTCTAGGTTCAATGCTAGTAACAGGTCATGGTACCAGCCGAAACGGCTCCGCAGCAAATCCAAGCGAGGGATCTGATATACAGAAAACTGTTGGTTATAATGGTGAAATATCTCCAAGCTACAACAGCGGGAATAAAGGTTGGTCTGGATGACCCAGGCAAATGCAAAGATTAATCGATACCAGCATTATGATGCAAATACTGATGCTGGCTACGGCCGTACATCCGCTAAATTTCATAAGCAGAGATCATTCAACCAATATCCAGAACCTGTTGTTAGAGATCCAGTAGCTGACGCAGCAATTGATGATGAAACATATTATGCTGTGCTTGATAAACTTTTGTCATATGTTCCAGGTGATGAATACGCTAAAAATGGAACAGATCCATTTCATTTTGTTGATGGAGCAACGAATATCGCAGAGCTTTCAACTGCAAAGGGAATGGTTCCATTTCCAAAGATGTATCAAAGCAAACAGGCTGTTGCTGGGGGCACGGCACAACGCCTACCGGCTGGCCCAACATTAGGGTTTCGAACTCGTGTTCGTCCAACTGGCACAAAAAAAGGATTTTCCAGTGCGCCATATCCAGAATATTATGATGATGAAGGCACTGAACCAAAGATGAATTTTACTGATATAATAGACGCTGATTTAGAAAAAGATCACGTTGATTTGATAAAAAAAATGGTTGATTTAATCCATTTAGAACAGCAAAGGTAGTTAGTTAGCTCTGCGTGTAATAATTACAAATGATTTATTGTGAGAAAGGTATATGAGTTCTACATTATATAAAGACGCACTTCTTGAAGTCGATGAACTAAAAAGAATGGCTGAAGAAAATGCAAAAAATAAAATAATTGAAGCAGTTACTCCTCGAATTAGGCAGTTAATTGAGTCTAGATTACTCGGCGAACAGAAAGCCGAAGATTTAGATGAGATGGATGATCTTTTAGATCAGATTGTCGATGAAGAAGAAGCTGAGCTTGATATGACTTCGCTTCCAGCTCCTGAACCAATTATGTCAGAGCCTGTTGACAGTGGTCAATCTGCAGGTGCACCGAAGATAAAAATTGATGTTGCCGGTGATTTAAACATTGAAATGGAAGAAGAGGTCGATGAAGACGACGACCTGATATTAGGTCAGCAAGTTAGTGATGTTGTTGAAAATTATATCTTAGGAAAACGGTCCCTCAGATTCAGGATTAATGAGCTTTCTAGAAAAACAAGAAAGTTATCTAAGATTTTAGAAACAATTAATTTGAGTAAAGCAAATAGTACACAATCAAAAATTGCACTATTATATTATGCAAAGCTTTTAGATGAAGCTGTCAGTTTGGCCACTGGCGGTATAATTATTGAGGAGTCTGTTGATTTACGGCTCTTGAGCCAGCTTAAAACAACTATAAAGGAGATAAGGCAAATGGCAAAACGAAGAGATGCTGTGGCATTCCGAAGACTACTCGAAGAACTTGAAAAAGATGAGAGTCTGAAAGAATTAGTCCGCGAAGAAGATGAAGACGGCGGCGACGCCGATGAAGGTTCGGCTGAACTTGCCGCTGACGAGGTTGATGCAGATGTTGCCGCAGCTTCCGATGCCGCTGAAGAGCTGAAAGGTGGTGTTGATGACTTATTGACTGCACTTGGATTAGATGTCGAGGAAGATGTCGAGGTCGACGAAGAGCTCGAGGTGGACGATGGTGGCGAAGTTGCTGCCGATGAAGAAGTCTTAGAGCTCGGAGAGGCCGACGATGCTGATTTAGATGAGGTTTATGAGATTGACGAAACAATGCTCCGCCGTGAACTCCTTCGGATGAAGGAAGGTCTCGAAGGCGAAGCCGGAGCATCAGCTGCAAATGTTGATGAATTTGAAGATGTCGGTGATCCTCTTGATGCTCAAGACGCTTGGGGAGGTTCTGATGAGGTTATTGAAGTCTCAGAGAAAGACCTTGTCGAGGCACTTCATCTTGAGCTTAATAGAGCACGCAGATCTCGTCGCCCTCGAAGAAAGAGCGCTAGATTGACTAGGGAATCTCGTCGTAGAAGGACAAGATCGACAAGATCTAGATCTAGCGGAAAAGGAAAAAGAATTGCAGAGGCAAACGTAAAACTACGTAAGCAACTGCATGAAATGAATGTTTTTAATGCAAAGTTACTTTTTGCCAATAAGCTCATGCAAAATCGTGAGCTCACAAAGAGACAACAGCGCGCCATAGTCGAGGCTTTAGATAGTGCCAAGACAGTTAATGAAGCAAAGCTTTTGTATAAAAGCCTAAGCGCTTCTCTTACGCAATCGGGAAATCTTTCCGAGAGTAAAAATCGCTTACTTGCATCATCATCGAGATCAACTCGGTCGGCTAGTCCGGCAGCAAATGGAGTTGATGGTGATAGGTGGGCCCTTCTTGCCGGCTTGTCGGGCAAGAAATAATATATCCCCAAACTTCAATAAAGGAGAAAATTAAAATGTCGAAGTTTTCACTTGAGCAGTTGACGGAGGGTATTCGCCAGAGACATCTGGGCGCCCAAAACCGTCAACTCGTAGAGAAGTGGTCCAGAACAGGACTGCTTCGAGGCCTCACTGGCCAAAATCGTGAAGTAATGTCAACACTCCTTGAAAATCAAGCCGCACAGGTTCTTCGTGAGCAAAGCTCACTTAGTACAGGTGGTGGTGCTGTTGTCTCTTCTGGAGACATGAGCGGTTTTCAAAACGTTGCATTTCCAATCGTTCGTAGAGTCTTCGGAGGCCTTGTTGCCAACGAGCTCGTTTCAGTCCAGCCTATGAGCTTGCCATCCGGCCTGCTTTTTTATCTTGACTACACATATGGTACCTCTGAGGGTGCCGCTGGTCCTGGCGGTAGCGCTCAGTATCAGAGTGGTTCGTCAATTTATGGTTCGCCAGCCGGTAAGGGCATCCGTTCGGGTGCACTTGGTCAAGGTGGACAGTATAACCTTGCAGGTTCTGGGTATTCCAGAGTATATGCAACAATGGCCCTTGACGGCTCTAATATGATTCTGGCTTCCGGTGCTTTCGGTAGTGGTGCCACGCTGTCAGCCATGAACGACGCTGGACCGTTCCTCAGAACTACTGGTTCTGATGGTAGGCTTCTGCTGTTTGATCCTCAGTTAACAACAGAGATTGAAGATCAGAATGCTAAGGCTGGTGCAGGACAAACTGGTGCTTCATACCAGGCTGTGTTCATGTATTCTAGAGTTCTGACTGGTTCGTCAGCTTCAGGTGTGAATAGAGTTGAAGAGTCGCTCATCAAGAACATTGTTCTTTCTGATACAGATAGTGCAACTCCAACAACTGGTATTCGAGTTATTTCCAGTGACATCCAGGATGGAAAGGGTATCCTTAACATTCGTCGCTTGAACGAGCTTGGTACATATAGTTCTGGAAAGTTCAGTCCAAATGCACTTGCTGATATTACCGCTGCAACTACTGTTGTTAAGATGATTGTTTCAGGAACAACTGGTGGTTCTACTGCTGGTGTTGATGCCGGTGGTGACGGTGTTGGTTGGGAAGATATTAGTGTATCTTATCCAGTTGCAGACCGTCGTGTATCTGGTAATGATGGTGATTCATTGACCCTTTCGGCCTTTGAGTCTAACTTTGCCACTTCACCAAGTCCAGAGATTCCAGAGATTGATATCAAGGTTGAGTCAATTGCTGTAACAGCTCAGACCCGTAAGCTTCGTGCTCGTTGGTCACCAGAGCTTGCTCAGGATCTTAACGCTTATCACAGCCTTGACGCTGAGGTTGAGCTTACACAGATTCTTTCTGAGCAGATTGCACTTGAAATCGATCGTGAGATTCTCAATGATCTTGTGACTGGTGCCGATACGCGCTTCTATTGGAGTCGTTCCCCTGGTGATTTCATCAACAAGAGAACTGCTGCTGCAGATGTTTCCGGTGCAACATTCCGAGGAACAGTCCGCGAGTGGTATGAGACTCTTATTGAGACGATCATTGATGTTGGTAACGAGATTCATCGCAAGACGCTTCGTGGCGCTGCAAACTTTATCGTGGTTTCACCTGAAGTTGCAACAATCCTCGAGGCTTCAGTGATGTATCGTCCTTCGTATAGTCTTGACGCTGAAGGTCAGGTTGGTACACCGTTTACAATTGGCGCTGAGCAGGTCGGTACTCTTAGTAACCGCTTTACAGTCTACAAAGACCCTTATTTCCCAAGAAATCAGGTTCTCGTTGGCTACAAGGGTGGAAGCTATCTTGAGACCGGGTATGTTTATGCTCCATATGTCCCACTGATTGTTACTCCGACAATCTTTGCTCCAGAAGACTTCACTCCTCGTAAGGGCGTGATGACTCGGTATGGTAAGAAGATGGTTCGTAGTGATTTCTATGGAACAGTTACATGCTTGAACATGGATATTATCTAATCACTGCTGGTTAGAATATCAGCGGCCGTCTATTTTACCATAGACGGCCGCTTTAGTTTGGTATCTTTGTTATTTTTATTGATACTTAATAGTAGAATTGATTAATTTAGGAGAAGTATAATGGCGACATTACAATCAAAAAAAGACGGCGTAAAGGCAAAGGTTGAAAAACCACAGGACAATTCGGCTGCTGAAATTGCACAGCTTAGAAGTGAAGTGGCAGCCCTAGCAAAGAGATGTGCCAATCTTGAGGCAAAGTTAAATAAGGCACCTGCAGCTGCTCCGACAGCAAGCGGTGATTTTGTTTCTCTTCATAGCTTTAAAAGCTGGCAGAAAAAAGTTGCAAAAAAGCTTGGAATTAGACTTTAATTTTGCTTTTTTTGACTGGCTTAATTTAGGCTCTCCTGTGTGCGTTTTACACGTATATAAGCAGGAGGGCCCTTTTTGCTTTTGGAATCTTTGAAAATTAAAGTAATAGTTAAATTGTGGAGTAAATAATGTCAACGTTCGCAACTACATTTCGACCGACACCATTTGGTTTTTTCGACCAGGATCTAACATTCCAGTCGGATGCAGACAAAATTATTCCTTTTGTAAAGAGAAAGTTAGGTGATGATATTTTAAGCGTTGAGCTGACAAAAAAACAAATATGGGCATGTTTTGAAGAATCTGTGCTTGAATACGGTTCGCTTGTCAACGAATACCAAACGAAATCGCAACTTTCAAATTTGATGGGGATCTCTACAGGTTCTAATGTTGAAGGGAAATATGCACATGAAACGCTAGATTTTGTTTTGCGTTTAGCAGAACCTTATGCTCAAGAAGCCGGAATTGGTGGATCATATAATACAATGTCTGGTTCTATTGCTCTCACTGCCGGGAGACAAGATTATGATATTTACAGTGATCTAAAAGATGGAGATGGAAACCTGCTGTTTTCATCAAGTCTTAATAACCCTCCGACTAGAATGAAAATCATGGAGGTATTTCACTTTTCTCCACAGGCAGCATATAGATTTTTTGATACAACATCTGCAATTAATTACTTAAATAATGAATTTGCATTTGAGTCATTTACACCTGAAACGGTTTTTTATGTTTTGCCTGTATTTGAAGATGTCCTGCGTGGCGGAATGATGGACTTGTCCAACAGGGTTAGGAGATCTAATTACTCCTATACAACTCAAGGTACAAAGATAAGGATATACCCAACCCCATCGAAGAATGACACTTCGTCAAGTCCCAAAAAATTATGGATTAGGGTCGGATTTTCAGCGGACCCATTTAATCCATCATATGAGGATGCTACAGTTTCCGGTGTGAGTTCATTTGCCAATATACCTTATGGATTTTTAAAGTATGACACATTCAATAGCATGGGTCGAACATGGGTTTATCAGTATACTTTGGGACTTGCAAAGGAGTTGCTTGGGTTGGTCAGATCAAAGTTTAGTCAAGTTCCAATCCCTGGAAATTCACTGCAATTAAACGGGAGTGATCTGGTATCCCAAGGCAGAGATGATCAGGCAAAAATGAAAGAAGAGATGACTGCTCTCCTTGAGTCACTGACATATGAAAAAATGGTTGAAGGTGATGCAAATAAGGCTGAAAATTTACAAAGAATCTTAAAGACAGTGCCCATTCCAATGGGCAAAAGCATAATAATAGGTTAACATGGCTCGTTTATTTATTACACCAAGAGAAATTGATTTGATTTCTGACATCACGAAGGAAGTGATGAAAGATGTCATAGGTCAAAAGATCTATTATTATAGAGTGAGAGAAGAGTTTTCCAATGTCCATGATGTATATGAAGAAGCAGCTGAGAAAATTTTTGATCCACCCATTGAAATCGACGCATTGATTGAGTGGGACAGTTCAAAAGTGTCAACAAATAATTTTGGAACTGAAAAATATCAAAAAATTACCGTGTATATCCAGGCCCGCGACATGATTGATAAGCAAATTGATATAAGGGAAGGCGATTATTTGAGTTATAGCACGAATTTTTTTGAAATTGCAACCGTAGAATACGATCAGGTTATTTTCGGTCAAATTGAATATTCAACCGGCTGGAGATTAGCTTGTACCCAAGCAAGAATTGGTCAAATTGACAAGGTTCCCCACGGCCCACTTAGCGAAGAATATTCTGGTGCAGATGCAGTTCAGGAAACATTTGTTCAACAGAGAGGCTTAAAGAAGAATAGGCTTGGTCCCACATATGACACAAGGGCACTTATTGAACAAGGCAAGCTTGACCCACCAGATGTTCCTGGTGAAGTTTCAAAAAGAGGTACACCAAAACCTTTAGAATCAACATTTTATGATGAGTCATAGTAAATGAGCACATTTCAACAAACACATGCAAGCAATAAGCAGTTGGGGATTTCAAATGATCCTGACTTTACCATTCCATCATGTACTGTTGAGGATGTAGATCGGGCAATTTTTAGCTTGTTTGATAAAGATTTAGATTTGTTTTACAAACATGAAGGTTCCATTGTGAGGGTCCCTATTGTTTTTGCAACTGGTGAAAGATTTGCAATACTTTCTAGAAATAAACCTCTGAGGGATGCGAATGACACTTTAATTTTACCTTTGATATCAATAGCCCGTGGCGCCGTGTCAAAAGAAATGGCAAAAGGGACAAGCACAAACCAAACTGCGCCTGTTGTTATTAAGAGAAGAATTAGCAAAGAAGACCCGATATATCAAAGGATCATAAATAAGGAAGATCTACAGAACCAAGATGATAGGGCTCATTCATCACATCAAATCGGCAACCGTGGTATGGGAACTGAACCGGGAATGCTCTCCTCACGCAGGGGCGCGGTCCGGGAAAATTCAGCATATCGTACTGGAAGATTGCTCGAAAAATCTGGGAATAATAATATATACGAAATTTTTGAGTTACCATGTGTGAAATATTACACTGCAACATATGACATTACTATATGGGCACAATATACACAACAAATGAATGATCTTTTAATGTCAATCATTAATTCATCACATACAAATTCAAAAATTACATTTAGAATTGAATCCGACAAAGGCTATTATTTTGTTGCTTATTTAGACGGTGATTTCAGTGCGGATAATAATTTCACAGACTTTACTGACTCCGAAAGAATTGTCAAATATAGTTTTTCAATGTCGGTTCCGGCATATATTTTGAACCCTGATTATGAAGGGTCTAGAAATGAAATTAGAAGATTTATTTCTGCACCACAGATCTCTTTTGATATGACAGCAGTTTATGCACCATTAACTGAAAAGCAAATTGTTCCTGTTGCGAGCGGCAAGACAAAGGATTATATACTTGATGATTTAAATTCAGAAGCCACTCCATTACCGGGTCAGGCAATCGGAACCAATGCAGCAACAAGCCAGGGCGACTATTATGATTCGGCAACTGTGGGTCAAACACGCTCTGGCAGAACCCGGGTAGAGGTGGTGAGAGAATACAAGGATCCAATTACTGGAGAGCCTCAAAGCGAGGTGTTACCATTCAAACAAAGAAACGAACGCAAAGGTGAAACTGTTTACCAAGCGCAACTAACTGACGATTTAGGCACTATAACTGTGGTGCCGGAGTAGAATCTTGACTTTTAGAAAGATAATTACCATTGAAGATACAAAAGGAGCTCTATAATGGCTGAACAAACTTTTCGCTCCCCGGGGTTTTTTGAAAGAGAAATAGACCTCTCGGGACAGAGCGTACAACCAACTGGCACACCTGCGGGTGTTATAGGAACATCAGAAAAAGGGCCGGCATTTATCCCAGTAACTGTTGGCTCCGAAGAAGATTTCATCGCGAGATTTGGAGAGCTGGATCCAAAACGCGCTGGACCATATGCTGTTCATGAATATTTGACACACAAAGATGCCGTTACATACCTTAGGGTCTTGGGTGCAGGTTCTAATGATACTGAAGCAGAGATGTCATCAACAAAAACTTATGGAATTGTTTCGAAGGCTGGCTTCAAGGTAAATGGTACGGTAGAAACACTTGATATTTCAAACCCAGTTATCTATAATTTGGGTGCGCCACAATTTTTAAGTGCCATGCATTATGTGTCAACGTCTGTTGAGTCAATGGCAATGCCTGAATTTACTGATAACAATTCATTTCCTGACATTGCAGCAGGTAACGGAACAGTGCGGGTATTAAGGGCTGTAATTTTTCCAACTACTGGTTCTAGAATTTGTATAACTGGTGCATCGGGCTCTGTTGGTGCATCGTCTCTTGGCGGACCTGGTGGTCAACAGACTGAACTTGTGATTAATGATGATCTTGCCGGTTTTGGAAAATTTAGGATAATTGTTTCATCATCTGCAGGAACTGGTTTTTCTAATGATGATAGTATTGCGGGCGCAAGAATTTATACTGCATCGTTAAATCCTACGAGTGATGATTACATTGCGAGGGTTTTAAACACAGATCCATCAGAATTCCAATCAAAACAACATTTGTTGTACTTAGATTTTGCTGTTGAAGATGAAATTGCTCCTGTCGACGACCGTGTAGGAGAAACAAATACAATTCTTATATCATCAGGGTCTGGTACAACCAATACCTTGGGGGGACAAAGTGATGTATATGGTAATTCATTCGGAAGGTTTGATACAAGGTACACAACACCTACCACGCCACTTGTTATATCACAACCTTATGGTACCACTGAATATAATCTCTTTAAGTTTGAAACAATTTCAGATGGTGCTTATGCAAACAATAGAGTGAAGGTAAGTATTACAGGCCTTCGAGCTTCTACTGATAAAAATAATCCTTGGTCCACATTTGAAGTCCAGGTGAGAAGATTTGGTGACACCGATGAGGCAAAAGAGATTATTGAGACATTTCCGAATGTTAACTTAAATCCCAATGATGAGCGCTTCCTTGCACGTGTTGTTGGTGACTACAAACCTCGCTTTAATTTCGATTCAATAGACTTGGACGAACAGAGAATTGTTGTTACTGGAAAATATCCAAATATGAGTAGGCATGTTAGGGTTGTGATGCAACAGGCTGTGTATGATGGAAAGGTTCCAAGGGACGTTATGCCATTCGGCTTTAGAGGAATTCCAGTTCTTAAAACAGCAGATACTCTCACAGATGACCCAACGGAAGCCTTGACGGATAGAAATGGTGATAATATCGGGTCGGCTTTGAAAACTCCAGGAGATGGCTTTGGTGTTAGGGTGAAATCTCTTGTCGGCAATACTTTGACAGGATCAATCCTTCCTCCTCTCCCACTGAGATTTAAGGTTACCAAGGGCAATGTACCAGAAGCCGCCGGTCCTTATGTCGGTTATCCATCTTCTGTTGAGCGCGCTGATTCTCGTTTATATTGGGGTGTTAAGTTTGAACGATGTCCTGATATTAATAATGTCGCAAATGCAGGATTGAATCCAAATGCTGGTTCTCTTCCAAATGCAACAGTTGCTGCATACACAAAATTTCAAGGTATTGCTGGCCTTGATAACTTGGTGACAGGCTCAGGAGCTGATTTATTTAATGACAATAAATTTACACTTTCAAGAGTTGCATTGTCTACAACATCAATGGCAATGTTAACCGGTTCTGCTGCCGAGCACATGCTTGAAGCTGCATACATTCGGAACAAATATCCTGATGCCAAGACATATACAATTAATGATGGTGTATTATCTGGTCGTTTTACCTTGGCAACCCTTGTTGCAAGCTCGTCAGTGAAATTTAATAGATTTACCAATTATTCTAAGTTTACACTTCCATTCTATGGTGGCTTCGATGGTGTTAATATTCTAGATAAAGATATCAGGTATCAAAATGATAGAGCAGCTGCTACTGACACTGGTGGAAAGGCTGCAGATTCAATCACTGGCGGTTTGGGATTAAAAGGCACCGATGATGGTTCAATGATGGGTAAGGGTCCACAAAATAATTCTGTGTTTAGCTACAACAAGGCTCTTAGAATTATGACCGATCCTTTGACTGTACGCCATAATTTGCTCGCAGTCCCAGGTATTAGAGATCCTTATATTACAAATACTGCAATGAATGATGTGAAGGCATATTCAATGGCCATGTATGTAATGGATATTCAACACTACGATGAAGATTCCAACAGACTATTTGTTGATGACGCAGCCAGACCTGATGTTAGAGAAACAGCAGAACAGTTTGAAGGCAGGAGAGTTGATAATAATTACGTCGCGACATATTTCCCTGACGTGTTTGTTGAAGACGCAACAAATAACAAGCCAGTATTTGTACCTGCATCAGTAGCTGCATATGGTGCGCTATCATACAGTGATAGTGTTTCATTCCCATGGTTTGCCCCTGCAGGTTTTAACCGAGGAGCGCTTGGATTTGTTAAGAATACTGAAGTGAGATTAACGTCTGCAGACCGTGATGAGTTGTATGATGCAAGAATTAATCCAATAGCTAATTTTCCAAACGGAGGTTATGTTATATTCGGGCAGAAAACGTTACAGATTACAAAGAGCGCCTTGGATCGTGTAAACGTCCGTAGAATGTTGCTCGAAGTAAAACGACGCGTTGTCGGAGTGGCAGAGACATTACTTTTCGAGCCAAACAATGCAAATACAAGAGCAAAATTCATAGGTCAGGTTACACCGATCTTGGCATTAATTCAATCACAATCTGGTATTGAAAAATTCTCTGTTGTGATGGATAACACAAATAATACAGCAGAAGACGTTGAACAGAATAAGCTGAATGGTAGAATTGTTGTTGTTCCAACAAGGGCAATTGAGTATATTGCCATTGACTTCATTGTTACGAATGCTGGGGTTGAGTTTGCATAATGTCCGGTCCGGGTGTTTCTACATTTCATGGTTCTTCTTTAACTGACAGTGGAATCACCGTTGGCGGCCCTGGGGCAGGTGTAATTGGCACCGCCCCAAGAGGTCGAGCCTTTGTTCCTATTTCAGTTGCTGATCTCCAAAGCTTTATTACTTCATTTGGTCCGATATTGGGAAAAAGTTTCGGACAGGTTGCTGCATCGATGTGGCTTCAGCATTCGGAAGGTTGTACATATACCCGTCTTCTCGGAATCGGTGACGGCAAGAAGCGCATAATCTCGGATACTACAAAGGCTGATGGTGAGAACCTTCCTGCCGGTGCAGTGAAAAATGCTGGTTTTGTTGTTGGTTCTCGAATGACAGGTTCTGTGAACGGTTTCCTGGGGAATAATCCATATGCGACGGAAGGCTCAATACTTGGTCGAACATATTTGCTTGGTGCATTCATGTCCGAGTCAAATGGTTCAAGGGTTTTCACAGATGCTGGAATTCAATCATCTGTAGCCTTTGCTAAAGCTACATGGACTCCTGTAGATACAGACCCAGCAAGTTATATTAGTGGGTTATTGACAATTACAGACTATCGGAACACTGAGAAAACATATTTTTTCTGTAGTGGTGACAATGGAGGTACACTGACTGGTTCTCCAGCAACTGGCGACGATGCCGGCGACTTCGGTGGGGCTGCTGGAAGAATATGTGTCCAGCTTGGTTCACTAACAAAACCAGTTCATAATTATGTTAACTATTTACATCAAGCCATAGATTCTACCTTAGGGCATAATGCTGGTACTGACAACAAAAGCATCACCCTCACTGACAACGTCTCTCATTTGACTCTGGAGCAAAATGGGACAGGACCTGCCCATAATCGCAGTCTTTCAAGGGATATAGTAACAAGTGACAGTGTTTATACTATGTCTGGTTTTTCTGGTGGTGTTCCGATTTACGCAACTGGCAGGTGGACTCCTGTAGACACTAATCCAGCAAGTTATAGAGCAGGTAATCTTACAATTCAAGACTACCGCGGTGTTAATAAAACATATTTTTTCTGTGATGGCGACAATGGTGGCACGCTGACTGGTTCTCCAACAACTGGCGATAATGCTGGAGATTATGGCGGTGCTGCGAATTTGGTATGTGTCCAGCTGGGG